GTTTAATAACATTTAAGACCATATAAGAACATAAAATATATATATTTATATATTTTATATTTTTCAATCATTGTGTAATACTACCACTTTATAAAATTTTTTTTAAATGCTTCTTGCTTCTTAAATGGTAGTAATTTATTGATATTTTCTTCTTCAATTTCTTTTTTATCCATTTCTATTTTATCCATATTATATATATTATATATTTAGAAAATAAAATTATATAATAGTAGGAAAAGTCGTTTTTGTCCATCCTGTAAAAGCACCTGTAGCGGGTATGTGATGGTTTGGATTGCGTCCGATATTTTGACCCTGTGAAAAATTAACTGCTCCTCCTCCACTTTTTAGAACAATGTAATTATTCGGGGCGTTTTGTGTTAAGAAACATCTACAAAAATTATTATAAAAATTGACGGTATTAGCACTGGCACTATTTGTAAAATTTATTATTGCTCCTGTCGTTGTTGCTACTCCATTTGTGAATAGGAAAATAGAATTATTAATGGTTGTTGATGATGTTGCATTTGAAGTATTTGCTATTTCTATTAATGCTTTAACACTTGCGCTATTACTCGCATTATACATAGAAACACCAAAAGCATTGAAACGCCCTGCACCATCTACATAAACAAAATTCTGTATAGTAAGTGGTATTAATGGACTAGGGTTGTTTTGTATTTGTGTTCCAACCATAAATAAAGCACTATTATTTAGCATTACACCTGTTGTATCGCCATTAACATAAATAACACTATCTCTAATAGTGCAATCACCTAATAAACCCCCACCTAATGTTCTAATTAATAAATTATTTTCGGTTGGTTTACTAACTGATATTATATTAGTAATTAATAGTGTATTATTATAAATAGTATTATTAGTATGTATTATCTTTCCATTAACTTGAATACCTGATAAAACACCAATAGCATATAATGAACTATTATTAACCATATTAAAATTAACATCTCCATCAAGAACACACGAAATAGGATTTATTCCAACTACTGAAACCCCGCTTTTTATCACTACTATTTTTTCAGTATAAGTGCCACTTGCTAAATTAATAATAACATTTGTTTCAGGTGATAGAGTATTAACAACTGCCATACAAGAAGCGACTGTTTTATATGGATTGTTAATCGACCCATTACCTGATATATCATCTCCTGAAGTATTACTTACATAATAATTATATAAATTTGAATTATCTATTTCTGATATATCTTGTTGTATTGTTGTTATTTCTGATTGTATTGCTGTTATTTCATTTAAAACATTAACACCACTTAAAATAGCATTATTACAATATAAATTTAAATTATTATTTTGATTGTTTAGTAATGTTCCTAAATCTGCCATTATATAATTATAATATATAATTAGATAATAAATTTATTAATTTAATTATTCTAGTTTTGTAATTGAAAGTTGTGCGTATCTAAAATTGCCTGAAAATCCTAATGCAGACACGCGAAAAGATAAGACAACAGGCGCAACTGTTGGTTTTGAAACAAATAATTTTAATGTTCCTTTATAATTATAAGGTACAGTAGTTGCATAACCAACATCAAAACTCGCTACTGTTCCATTAACTAATACTTCTACGCCATTTTGAGACCCTGGAAAGGTTGTTAATTCTAACCAAATATTCAGATCTACTTGATAATTTCCTATATTTTGAAGAGTAAATAAAGTATTACCACCACTTATAGAAATATTTTTATATGATTGTAATTGTGAAGTAGTCCAATCAATCAAAGTAGGAATACCTGGAGGAGCATTACCATTAGCAGTAGTAGATGATAAAATCGCATAAGCACCATTTTTATTTGGTGAATTAGTCGTAATTGAATTACAATATAAATCTAATGTATTATTATTTAGATTTAGAATTGTTCCGAAATCAGCCATATTATATATATTATTATACTTAGAAAATAATTTTAATTTGATATTTTTGTTATATTTAAATTTCCAGCGTCAAAAATTATATTAAATTGAGGAGGAGCACCCGATATTCCCAATATTACAATAATATACCGACCTGAATGTATTGATGCTGTAAATGTTTGAGATATATTTTTTGCTTCATTAAATCCATAAGAATCAATACCAAGACCTGAAGAAGTTTGAATTAAATTATTGCTTATATCATATAATTTAAATTGTATATATGGTGCAGGATTAAAAACTGAATTAAAAGTTGAAGCACCATTTACTGATGCTGTTAATAAATATATACCATCATCAGTAAAAGTAATACGCGGTACTTGATTTAAATTTATTTTATAATTTATAATATTATTAAATATTAGCGGTTGATCTATTTGTGTGTTTAATGTGTAAGGTTCCAAAGATGCATACAAAAAAGGGTTTTTTATTTTTTCTTCTGTTATTATTGAATTACAATATAAATTTAAAGTTTTATTATTAGGATTTAGAATTGTTCCGAAATCTGCCATTATATATATTATAAATAGAAAATAATATATATATGTTAATTATTTAAAGTAGGTTTTTTCCTAATCGATGGCGCGATGCCATTCTACCACCACTTGGAGCACCAAATCCTATACTATCTAAACTATCTGCAATATTAGTATTTCCTGATTCTCGTAAGTATGATTTTACCTTTTCTCGTACCATCTTTCCAAGACCTGAAGAGTACGCGCCGTGAATCATTGGATATAGTTTCTTTCCGTGTTCTAGAAGATTTGAAAGTCCTGAAAGAATTCCAGCACCTGTTAAATTATGGTTCCGTAATACGTCGTAATGTATATTATTATTTGCTTTATGCGACTCATACACGTCGTTTTGTGAAAGAGGCGCGTATCCTACCTGAGCATTATTTTCACCGTAAAGTTGAAGTACGTCGTCATATACACATACTAAATAAAAAGTATAATTATTTGTTATATTTGCACCAGTACCATATGTTTGATTTCTAAATGTTGCATTAACTTGTATATTGGTTCTATAGTTGGTACCAGGAGCGAGATAACCTTTTTTGAGTAGAATATCTTTATTAAACATAACTTTAGTAACAGAACCAATAGGAAAAACATATGAAGTAACACCACTAGCACCAAACGATTTAACCAAACGAGCACCAGCATATTGAACAAAACTATCAACTAGTTGATTTTCTGAACTCATTTTATAATACATTGATACATCAGCATTTGACATTAATGTTTCACCATCAATATTAAGATCAGCACTAACTAAAGAAGCAAAAGAATCAGGTATTTGAGAACCGTGTAAAGTACCATTACCTTGTTGAAGGATGTTATTATTAGGACGAGCAAAAAACATCAAATAATTTGGAATTCGTGAAATTTGAACAACTTGACTAGGTACCAATTGGTCACGATTTAAGAAAGTAAAATCAGTAGGATAACGTTCTAAAGTGTTTAAATTATATGTGAGAATTGGAGGTATTGATACATTTTGTGGAGATACTTGAATAAAACGAAATAATGGTTGAACAATATCTACGTTAATATTACTAATGCTTAAAACATCACCATTTATATTTCTCATAAATGAAAACATTCTAGCACCAAGTTGAGGAACTAAAGTAATATCAATATTTAAATTATTAAGATGTGTTAAACCATAACCTGTTCCGTGCTTTAGAATTTGATCAAGTAAAGGTGAAGTAACCAACATAGAACGAAGAGTCATAGTAAATGTAGCAGAACCCGACACACCAGGAGCGAGAACAGGATTACTTACAACATTCATATCAGATGCACCACGATGTGATTGAGTACCAATACCTGAAGAAAAAAGATTCAATGGATGACGATTAGAACCATAAAAATCATCATATGATTGAGACTGGTCTAAATAACTTTCAGCAATGTCGGTATTATATTTGGTACAGTCGTATGAATTATAACGTTCTAAAGCACTAATAACATCACTGCTATTAAAAGCATAAGAAACATTACCATACTGTACATTTATTGTATTAACTACTTTTGATAATGCGTGAGACCTTAAAGCAAAACCACCATCACGAAGTAAGGATCCACCATTTACTGAAGAACCAGAAACAGTAACGCTAATAGGTTGCTCCCAAAGAATATTGCGGTCAATTACCATTTGTGTATTTGATATTTCTAATTTAGTAGTAATAGCACTATTACTATATGTTTGTGTTTGATTAATTTGAAAAGATTTAGTCATTCCACCTTTACGCACAATATAGGCAGGTTCTACAAAATCGATTAGTGAATTTTCAACAGATACCGTTCTTAACGGGTGATACAAATTTGACATTATATATATATATTATAATTAGAAAATATATTTATAATGTAATATATTTTTTTTAAAAAAATTAATTTCTACGTTAAAATGTATTTAAATTATGGTTGTTGTCTTAGGATAAAATGCAAGTTTAATTGTTAAAGGAACGCCTTGTGGTAAATTTAAAATATTACGGACACCGAACACGTCCAACCAATATACTGATAATTGAAATGACTGAAGCATTGAACCAGTCATAGAAACCAAACGGGACTGAGTAATTGAACTTGTTTGATATTGTATAAAATTATTATTTATACTAAATTGGTCACGATCTACTTCTAAATCTTGAAGCATAGGTATAATTGGTTTATTTAATAAATTTGAATTAGTATTTCCTTGTGAATCTATAGGAATGCTATCATACTCTTGAATAGTTGATATACCATAAGAAATAGAAAAAATAATTTTACTTAATGCACCCCAAGTTGTCAATGAACTTTGTGATGATGTCATAGTATAATATATAATAGCATTGCCTGAAATAGTTGCAGTAGAAACATTATTAAATTTATTAAAACATAAATTACTAATATAATTATCTGTTGCTGAATCGTCTAGTCCTGATAATTGCAATAAATCACTTGATAGTGCATCAAGTTGAAAAACAATAAATGGGTAAGGCGTTGCACTATATTGATCAAAATATGAAACACCATTTACAGAAGCAGGAAATATACATTCAAAACATCTATTAATTGAATTCCATAATATTTGAGGATAGTATAAAGGATTATAAGCAAGACCAACCTGAGAACAAAAAGTAGCGAATAAAGTTTTAATAGTATTATTAAACATTAAAAGTATCATTTCAACATCAAATATATAATAATAACTATTTCTTAAATCTTGCTTACCGTCATTATTACTTGGTGCTTTTACTTGGTCAAATAAAAAAGAATATTGAGAAATAAAAGAAACTGCCAATTCTTGATCATATATTGGATTAAAAACAAATTGCCCATTATTTCTTCCAGTGCATAATCTAAATTTTACAGTATATATACATTTATTTTTATCATTTTGTAATAATCCTTGTTGTATTGGTACTATTAGTCTTGGTATTCCTGATGTTGGTATTGTTGCTCTTGCTACTGTTACGTAATATTCACTTTGATTTTGTAATATTAATTGATTATTAAATTCTTCAATTATTGCAGGTGTTTTTACTGCTGAAAATAATATTCCATTAGGATTTTTATAACCATTAACTAAACTTAAGTTATAATAAATAGGGTCGAGTTTTTGAAAATTCATATTATATATAATATTTAATTAGAAAATAAATTTATAATGTATTTATCATTTTTTATAGTATCATCAGAAAATAAATCTTGGAACTCTTCAATTGTTAAATCATTTCTTAAAATACGATACGAACACCACTTTCCACAGGTATTTGATTCTTTATTTTGTAGTTGTTTATCATTATATTCTATTATATCTTTACTTTTTAATAATAAATCACTCAATATTTTATATGATTGTTTATGTTCTTTTCTAAATTGTTTCGGGATTGTATCCAAAAATGAATCAATCCAACTACCAAAAGAATCAAAAATTTCTATATTATTGTTTTTATTTCTAAATATACACTGCCAATGACCAAATAAACCACCATCTTCTTTTATTTTATGTACGTATAATATAACTACTCTATTATATGGATGTAATAATTCATAAATATTATTGTAATTATATATATCGCTATATATAATTATTTTAATATTATTTTTAAATATGTTTTTAATATCTGTACCACTTAATGGATTATCCATAATAAAAACATAGAAAATTAAAATTCATAATTTGAAATTAATATTTCGTTTCTATCTTTAGAACCTATACCTTTTCTATTTTTCCTTTTTATTATAAATTAAATTTTTATAAGTTTATTAATCGGTATATAACAATATAGTTTTTTAATATCTTTATGATCTGTTCTTTGTCTTCTTTGAAATAAAGTTTTTTCAAACTCTTCAAAGACTGATGGGCAGTATTTTATATAGTATAAACCATCTAAAAAATTAAAAACGAATATTTGCTCCTTATCTGTTTCTTGAATTTTATCACACGCAATCATTGTTGTCGGATATGTGTCTTTATTGAATAATCTACTTTTTACTTCTATAAAACAATTATCATTATAATAATCATATCTACATAAATTGTTAGTTTGTTTTAATTGACCAAATATAGTCTCTAATTTATTTTTTATTTCATTTTCTTTATTTTTACCTGTTTTATAATCTTCTTTAAAACTTCTTGTATATTCCATATATAATATAACATTAGAAAATATTTTTAAATCTATACTATATTTTTTTTATTTTTTATTTCTATATCTTTATGTTTATGTTTATGTTTATGCGTATGTTCTTTTTCTTCTATAATAGTATTACAACAAGACGATATACAACTTTCTTTTACTGTTAAATTTTTAAAAAATTGTTTTACTTTATCGCAAAATGATATTGATTCCATATTATATATAATATATTTAGATTTTTTTTATTTTAAAATTCCCATTTCTTTTTCTGTCATATATACCGTAGGCACTGTTGTAAAGATGGTACAATAGCGTGAGTTTTTAAGATTTAAGAGCATTTTAATATTTTCTTTAGATAGTCCCAAGTATATTTTCATTGCGTTTTGTATTTGATGAGATACAGCGCCATAAAAAAAAGTAAAACTACTACAACCATTCAGGGCGTGTTTCGTCTCGTTGTGATTAGTTGTTAAATGTGATGTTTGTATAACTGTTATATCGCGTTTTCTACTTAATTGAATTAATGAACTCATTAAATGAAATAATTTACTTCTTAATTTAGACGGTTTATCATCTGAACACATATCAATATCATCAAATAATACGCAACAATTATCAGGAAACTCATCAGGTGTTAAACCTTCTTGTTCTATAAAATCTTCTAAATCAACCCTTTTTGTTATTAAATCGTCTAAAAGATCATCTTTTTTACATTGAGAAAATAAATATATTTTATTTTTTGGATATAAACGTATATATTGTTTTAAATACTCAGCAACATAATGTGTTTTACCTGCTCCACGCTTACCATTAACAAATAAAACATCACTATTTTGTTTTTCACTATTTGGCATCTGTTGGAATATACCTTTATCTTTTAAACTACAATAATCAATATCAGCATCATCATTACATCCGCTTTTACAATTATCACAACAATCACCTCTGCATTTTTTATTACATTCGTCACAGCATTTTTTTCGTTTATCGTGTAAATATACAATTTTATTATTTAATTTTCCACCTTTAATTGTAGAGAGTCTTCTACCACAATTTAAACTCAAAGTAGTATCCATTAATATCTATAATATTATATAATATATTTTTTTTATCGTTCTAATAAAATATATTATATAATAGGTTTATAATATTGTCTTATCTGTAATGATTGTTTTTTTGATATATTTTAAGGATATTTCAAAAAAAAATATATATAGTATTATTATATATGAGTATAAAAAACTTCTGTACCTGTCGTTTAGGAAATAAACAAAAAGATATTAAATATTTTAAACATCTTCTACCAAAACAAGAGGATATTGATGCTGTTGGTGAACCTTTCGCTGGTTCTTTTGCTGTAATACGCAATTGTTATTATAATGTGCCTAATATTTATTGTGCCGATAATGATTTACAATTTAGAGAAACAATTGATAATCGTTTAAAACATCTTACTGAGTATTATGAATTTGTCAAAAAATTTACTGAATATGTTGAACCATTTATTAATAGAGATAAAGGACGATTTATTTTATTTCAACATAAACAAACAATCAAAGATTGGATAGAAAATAACAAAGGAATATTAAATATTGATTTTGACCGTGATTTAACAGTTAGAGGAATGATAAAACCATTTCCAACTACTATGAAATATGATGATTTAGCAGTTCTTTATTCTCGCATTCAATGGTCTGATGATTTTAAAACAGTTTTAAATAATTTAAAAGATAATGAGCGTGGATTTGTTTTTTTAGATCCACCTTATTTAAGTTCTGATAATAGTCAATATTATGGTAATATAGCAACGGCAGACAAAACTGTAGTCGATAATACTGGTTTATTTATTGATATTTTAAACTTTTTTAAGACTGCAAAATGTAAAGTAATGCTTGTAATTAATAAAAATGCAATTAATGAATATATAATGGATGGATATATTAAATGTGTATATTCAAAACAATATGCAATGAGCAAAAGAAACGACCAATTAATGGTATGTACTAATTATAATATACCTAAACCTGAAACTGAACAGACCTCTTCTGTTTCTTAATATTATTATTTTTTAATATTGATTTTAATTTTGGTTGATTTTTTGATTGATTTATAAGTTTAACATTGTATTGTTCTGATTCGTTTTTTAATTTTTCATCGCAATTATATTTTTTTATTGCTTTACCGCCTGTTGCTGGTCTATAATATGGCATTATTTGTTTATTTAAATTAATATATCTTTGATTTTGTGCAGATGGTTGAAAAATAGGAGGTCGAGGAGGTATATATTCGGGTGTTCTTGGATTTCTTGGATTTTTTCGATATGGGTCTAATAAACTCAAAGTACCCTCTGCAGCAGCACTTAATAATGGTCCAAATATTGGTACAGCGCTTACAATATCAGGCATTGCATTTGCTATTGTATCAAATATATTACCACCTACTGCATCTTTTATACAACTTGAACATCCACAATTACCACCTGATAGATAATCTGCGACTTCCATCATTGCATTGTTTAAATTAATAGTGTATTGACCGTTGTTATTATAGGTTCTTCTTATCATATATATATATATTATAAGTTAGATAAAAAATCATCTATTTTTTGTTTTAAATCTAATAAAAAAACTTTAGTATTTCTTGTTGTATTATCGTTATTTTCATTATTAAATAATTCTGTACTTGTTCTACTATTTTTAATATGTTTTTTAGATTTGTTTTTATGTGTGTAATAATAATTAATTTTATAGTTCTTTTTACATTGTTCACAGTATATTTCTTTCATATATAATATAATAATATATTATATATTTAATTTTCTACTGTTATTTCCTGTTTTTGTTTTAATTGTTCTTCTTCTATAATTTCTTGTACGCATTTTCTAAAAAAATGGTCATAAAATTCATTTTCTTTTTTTGCTTCTTCTAATTCTTTTATTTTATTTTTTAGTTCTGTATTTTCTTTTTCTAATTCTTTTATTTTATTATCATCTTTTTGTTCTAAATTAAGATCTTTTGTTATATTATCTATATGTTCTATCATTTGATCTATTGTGGTATTCGTATAATCCCTTGTTGTTTTAGTATCGTATCCTATTCGATCAATTTTAGTATTTATATTATCTTTAAATATCTTAAACACTCTACAAAGACTTATTTTTGGATTGCCTTCGGAATCGTATTCAATATTTGATTTTTTGTTGTTATCCATATATTATATATAATATAATACTATATATTTTTTTTTATTTCTATATTATAATTATAATATATATGAGTAAAAGATTATGTAACCAGCAGTTAGACCAGTTTGTTTATACAAATAAAAAATACCCTGCAGAATATCCTCAAGAATTATTAAATGCTTTATTTTTAGTTAGTAAAAATGTTGAAAAATTAAATATAATGGGATCATTTAAACAAAAGTCGCTTATATGGTCGGGAGATATTGACGCATTAGAAATTATACCATATAATGAACAGGCACAGGCATTAAAAAATATAGTTAATAAAATAACTTCAACACAAGGATATGGAACTGATTTTTATTTGGGCGATATAAAATGTGGTTATAATAAATTTAGAAATTTAAAAAAATATATAGGTGAATTAAAAAATGGTCAAATAATTGGATATAATCCTCAGGCAATAAAAATAGAAATGTATAATGATTATGACCCAGAATTTTTTGAACTTTTAAAAGACAAACCAACAATACAAGAGTGGGCAAAATTTAATAAGTTTATAAAATCTTTTATCGCATTAAGATGGACACCACAAGAAATATTAAAAGGCGTTAAAATAGATAATGGACGAAATATTGATATAGATATGGCAATATATAATAGTCCAACAACTAAAATAGATTTATATTATAATTTATATGGTAAATATGTAGAAATAACTAATATTATTTTTGATAAGATGGAAAGTTCAGATGAATTTGTAAAAACTATATTAGATGGTGCAAAAATAAATTTTTATAATGGCAATTTATTGAAATGTATTAAAAATATATATTCAGTTTCAAGAATATTACAAGACTGTGAAACATTAGAAAAAATTGACCCATTATTAATATCACCTATTAATTCTTTGAACTCGTGTAAATCTGATTTAGATGTTTTATCAAATATGGTTGATTTTGGTTTTTCTGTATCATTTAATCATATAAAAGTTAAAAACCACTTAGGTACTATTATTTTAAAATTATCTTCATATTATTTAGACGATATACCTAATAGTATTTTTAATGATATAAATGAACTATCAAATATTATAGAGGTTGAAATATTTAAAAATAGAGTAGATAAAATAATGGACTATTTAAACGAAATTATAAAAAGAAGAACTAAAGAGTTCATTGATAATAATATTACAATTATAAAAAAATATATTATATAAATTTATTATCTTATTGTAATATATATTTATATGGAACTCGCCGAATATTATGGTGGAAAAAAGAAATACGTTTCAACCTGCAAACCACGAAAAAAAACACCTAAATCAACTAAATATACTTTTGGTAAATGTAAAAGAGAAGCATTTAAAATGGCATCTAGAACAACGAAAAGAAAAGGTTATAAGTCATTCAAAGGACGTGCTTGTAATTATTTAAAGAAAAAATCAAGAAAAACAAGAAAAAAACGAACAAGAAAAAGTGCAAAATATGCACGAAATATAAATCCTGATTATTATTCAGGTAAAGAAAAATTAAATCGACCTTGTCCTACTAATGTTTCTAGAAATTCATATTATAAAGCAATTAGTAATCTTATGGGAAAAGATATATCAAACGACCCAAATTTTACAACATTAAATAATGAAGATTTATGTGATATATATACACAAATTTTAAATACTATGGCAGTTGCAAAACTTGATGATTATGAAATGGATGAATACCCTCTACCACCTCCTCCTTTACCTGAAGATGATTGGATGCCACCACCTGACGAAGAAGAAGATTTACCACCACCACCTGATGAAGATTATATGAGACCACCACCACTTCCTAATTATAATTTACCACCTCCTCCACCTTTACCACTTTATAGCACTGCATTAGTTCCATATAGAGGAACACAACAACTACCACCACCACCATTATCACAAACACGTAAACCATCTTTAGAAGAAATATTTGAAAGAGAAATGGGTCCAGATTTTTTAAAAGGTATTAATAAAATTGATATTTCTAACCAACCATCAGAACCTGTAGCATATGCTATAACAGTACCAAAAATTACAAGAACAGTATACGAAGAACTCGCGACATATCCTGAAGAATTACAAGCATCGCTTTTAAAAATATATAGAGGACAATATTTAACTATGAAAGAACTAGAACCATTAAGAGTATATTTTAAAATTCCAAAAACAAATCCAAAAACAAAAACTAAATGGAGTATAGATACTTTACTGACACAACTTAAAAAAAAATATAGAGAAATATACGGATAATAAAATATAAAAAATTAATTTCTAATTATAGTATATATAATAATATGGAAGTTATCAATTATCTTGAAGGTGGTAGAATTCCTAAGACTTATATGAAGAGATGTACATCAAGGGCACGTAAAATGTGTAGAAAACTTTATACTACACGTCTAAGTAAACCTCGTAAAACTCGTAAGACTCGTAAGATTCGTAAAACACGAAAAAGTCGTAAAAAGGGAGGAGCATTTTCAGGAGGTATATATATGGATGATGAAATGGATGATGAAATGGGCGGAACTGCTGGATATGAAGATGAAGATTATTTTGGAGGTGCAAGACGAAAACGAAAAACAAAAAAAATGAAATCTCGTAAAACAGGTAAAACAAAAAAAGGAAGAATAACACCTGCAAGAGCAAGACACACAGTAAGAGCAACTAAAGCAATGAGATTATACCATTCAGGAAAAGCAAAATCATTATGCGCTGCTTGGGCAATTCTTAAGAGAAGTGGAAAATAAATAGTTTATAATTTATCAATATATTATATTATCTTATATTATATAATGATAACAAGTAAGAAGCAATATTATAAGAGAAAGAATCCTGAATTAGGAAAAATGCCAGTAAAAGGATCAGAAGAACGACGAGAATTTATGAAAAAAATCAGAAGTATGAAAAAAGAACCACAATGTCCTGATGGAAGTTTTAAAGGTTGGGATTCACAAAGTTTAAGAAATCTCGCTGCGGAATTTGGAGTCAAAAAAAGAAATAAAATAAAAAAATCAGAGGGTAGTCGGAATTTATGTGGATTATTAAAGAAATATAGTAAGGGTAATAAATACGTAAAACAAAAAACAGGTGTTGATGATAAATGGAATTACGAAGACTATAAAAATGATTATAACCAAGAAAGTAGACAAGGCAAAAGTGCCAGTGCAAGATTTACGAAAGTTTCAAGAGATAATCAAAGATTCGGTTATAAACCTGAAATAATAGGATACGAAGATGACACAAAAGAATGGATATTAAATAATCCTAAAATATATCAATTTTTACAAATTAAACGAAAAGAAAAAACAAAAGAATGGATAAAACAAAATAATGCAAAATTAAAAGCAGTTAGACAAGCAAGAGGTAGAAAAACAAGAAAAGATAAAGGAACAAGAAAAAAAAAATATAGTATAAATAGAAATATTATAAGAAGTATAAAACCAATAGACCAAAAACCAGTTAAAACTTTAGAAGCAGTTATAAAAAAAGGATTTTTTAATATATTTGATTAATTTAATTATAAAAAAATTTATTTCTATTATAAATATATATAGATTATGTCAGAAAATAACAACGTTGAACCAGTTAAAATAGAATATTTATTAATACCAAATACTAATGATGAAAAATCATCTTATATGGTTGAATGGTATAAGAAAAATAAAGAAAAACATCTTAATAAATTAAAATCAAAAGTTGTTTGCGAGTGTGGTGCTTCTATTGCATCAGGTAATCGTCTCAGACATTTAACAACGCCAAAACATAAAAAATTAATAGAAAAAAAGAACATTTAAATAAATAATTTATAATTAGATTATTTATTTATAAATCTATAAAAATAATTTGACTCGCTACTTTTGCTCTACTAATAAGAACATATAACTGATTATCAGTAAAATATCTAGAATTAATAATATATATTTTTTTATCTTCATTATATTCACAACCCTGAATCAAATGAGATGTTAAAGCATACGCGAGATTATATTTTTTATCGTCATAATCGTTTTTATTTAAAAATATATTTTCATTTTTTACGTGTCCGTTTGATGTGTTCGCGTATTTTGCATTAACTGATGATAATTTATTAAATAAAATATTATTTATATAGTCAGTTCTTGCTTTTTCTACTTTACCTCCTTCTTTATATGGTGATAAAATAATATCATTATAAGTATAATTATTAATCATATATTCATAATTTTTTCTAACAAATATATTAGAATTATTAATGCGTTCTAATATTGTTTGATTTGATTGACCTCTACTTTGTTGAAGAAATTTAGTAAAGTTTATATCGTTTAATTGTCTATAATTTATTGTTAATTTGATTGAGTATGTATCTTTCCAAATAAAAGGATAATTAACAAACGACTCATCCTGTATAGGTTTCATTTGGTATAATTTTTTTTGTGCTATATCATAATCACCAGCAAGTAATAAAATAGTTTTTTCTTCTTTTGCAGTTTTAATTATTTTATAAAAATCTTTTAACCCAATCATTGAAGATTCATCAATAATTTTATAATTATATGACCTATAACTTTTTTTATATTGTTCATCTTCTACTTCTAATTCGTCTTCATTATCTTTTTTATTTTTTTCAAAACATCCTATATTAAATGCTTTGTGGTATGTGCTTGTATCTATATTTTGCATATGTTCTTTATTTTCGTTTTTGAATTTTTGGCATAGTTCATTATTTGGAAAAGTGCATAATACATTATATAAACGCTCACCAAATCTTGAGTTTAAAAATAAAGTCGTTTTACCTGTACCTGCTTGTCCCATTACGAAGTTAATATAATTTAAATTTAATTTATAATTAGTTAATTTATTATCAACAACAAAATCAAAATAAGAAGGAGAAGGTATTAATTTTCTACTACTTGATTTTTTTATTCCTGTTTTTTGTTCTATCTTCCATCCTCCAATATCTCTATTAATTTTAAAATGTTCATATTTATTTTTTAATATTATACAATCAACGCGAATGCCTCTTAAATCATCAAATTTAATATATTTTAAATGTTCTAAAATATTAATTATAGAATAACCGTAAAAATAAGAAGCAATATGTGCCCTATTATTCATATTATGTTTTTGTTCTACAATACTACAACCAATAATATCATTATTATTTTCATAAAACTGTACTGTTTCGTTTGATGTATATTTTAAATATTGGGCATCAGCATAACTATCGCATTTTATATTATATCGTATTTTATCATCACTAATTGCTAAGCATCCTATAATTTTGTTATAATATTTATTTTTTATTATGTCTTCATCCATATTTATTTCTTGCTTCCAAATATTAAAAGCAACATTAACAATATCAAATCTACCGCCATTATTATACAACCATTCAACAACAGGAATAGGGTAAATATAATCATCATTAAAATATTTTATTTTTTCTATTGTTTTATTTTTAATTATTATATTTTTAATTTGTATAAATCCACATTTAGTAAATAAAATTTTTAAGTCATTATCGTTTAATTGTGTTTCAACTTTATAAAAATTAAATTTTGATGATGATGGAAACAAATGCTTATTATAATAATTATTATTTTTATATGATGCATAGCACTTGTTCATATCGTAGCATATATTATCATTTAAATTTATTGAATATTCTTTATCGCCTGTATCTACTCCAAAATCCAAATCAGATGTATTAGAATATGAACCAAAAATAACTTCATCAGATTGATGACAAGACGAGTTAATAAAATTAAATAGTTCAGGATCGTTGTTTTTATATAATGTGTTAAATGTAAGATTATTTATTTCAATAAATCGCTCATTAGCAACATCGCATAAATTATGTATATAATATTTTTTATTGTCGAATTCTTCAGTTGGTAAAGGTTTATAAATATTTGTATCATTCCAAAAATATTTGATTTTTTTTAGGTCATCTGTTTTATACATTGTTATGCCTTTTGATTTTTTAAAATCTTCTTCAATATTTGCACTATATATAATTTGTTTATTATTCATATCTTTTGATATTTCTTGATATGGTTCTACGTGGTTGATGCGTTCTAAAACCATATTAACTATTACTTTGGTGTTCTTTTTATCAACTGAAGAAAAACGTTGCGACCCAAGTTTTGAATAAATAACAATATCAACAAAAACTAAAGATTTAACAATATTTTTTATTTCTTCATTATTTGCACCATCTTTAAAAGGTACACCTGTTTCTATATATTGCTTTTCTAAATTATCTAATTTTTGAATAAATGTAGGAGTCTTTACTTTTTCGTTCTTTGATGTTTCTAATCGTTTTCTAATCGTATTAAAAAAACAATTAGATGAAGTATTGCTATATTCTAAAAATTGATCGGGGTTTTCTGCTTCTACTTCTTCTGTTGGTTCTAATTTACCCGAAACAAGATCAATAAAAGAATTCTGTATAATTTCTGATATTTTTGCTCTTAATATACCCCGTACTCTTTCTAGTTGATCGTGTATTGATTTTTTTGTTAATCCTTTTGACATATCAATAATTGATGTACCTAATTCAATATTAAAAGACCAATCAGGAGTATAGTCGAGAGGTTCTGATTCTCTACTTTCTGTTAGTCTTCCGTAAATTGTAAGTTTTAAATATTTAATATTATTAAATGGATTATACTGATTATAAAATTTTTTTAATATTTTATGAGAACCAGTATCATTTAAAAATTTATTTAAATTTGGAGTTATTCTATTAATAAATATAGGTAGTCGTTTATACATTAAATCAAATGGATCAGTATTGTTTAATTCTCTTAATGCTTTATCGACTGATTCACCATTTTTTAATCTTCTAATAACTATTTTTTCAGCATCTTTTTCTGTTATATCTTCATCTGCTATTATATAATCTTGATAAACATCATCTATAAAATTTTCATACTGTTTTTCTTTGTTTTCTTGGTCTATTAAAGAAAAACCATTTTCTGCGAGATGTTTTTTACTTTCATTATAATATATTTCTTGTGCTTCTGATAATGATGGTTGATTTTCTCTCATATCATAATACGCCCATAATTTTTCTTTTCTAATTTCATTTGCTTGTTCTTGTAATGCTTTATTTTCATTAAATTCTATCAATCTTTCACCTACTGGTATTATAAAATCATCAGGTTCTTTTTGTTCAGGTTCTTTTTGTTCTTCTATTGGTCTTTGTTTGCGTGGTCTTCCTCTTGGTTTTGGTTGTCTAACTTCTCTTGGTTTGCGTGGTCTTCCTACTGGTCTTTTTGGTTGTATATTTAATGGTCTTATTTTACGTGGTCTACCTCGTTGTCTTCTTACTGGTTCAACTACTTCAAAATTATCGTGTATAATAATTCTATTAAAAGTTTGTTGCATTGGTGGTTGTGCTTCTTGTATTTGGTTTATTACTATTTGTTTTCTTGGTCTTCCTCTTGGTCTTCTTACTATTGGTTCTACAATATCAGGTTGTATTTTTCTTGGACGTCCTACTGGTCGTTTAACTACTTCTATATTTTCAGGTCGTATTTTTCTTGGTCTTCCTCGTCGTCCTCCTACTAATGATAAAATTGCTATATGCTTATTATTTGTCATAATATACTATACAAAAAGAAAAAAAATTTTAAATCTATATATTTTTTAAAAAAAGATTTAAAATTTTTTTTACCATAAAAAATAATAAGAGAAGTAACCTGCCGACTCTTTGTCATTTAATTTATCGTTTTTATGCCTCTGTCTATATCTATCTCTTCTTGCTTTGTCTCCGTGGTCATATGCTTTATAATAAGATATTTTATCTTTGTATTGTTCGTATGGTTCTCCATTTTCTCTTAATGCTCCAAATGATGTAATATATTTGCCATCTTTATAAACATCATATTTTTTTAATTTTTTTCTCGTTGCTGGTGCTATGAATGTGTATCCCTTATATTGTTTTTTATATACCATATATAAATAACAAAAAGAAAAAAATTTTATAAAGTGGTAGTATTACACAATGATTGAAAAATATAAAATATATAAATATATATATTTTATGTTCTTATATGGTCTTAAATGTTATTAAACAACAACAAAGTCTAAATCATCGTTTATATATCCAAACATATCATCCTTTGCTCTATTGTTTAGATGATTTCTATCAAGTTTTATATAGCGTCTAATAAAATATATAATTTTTTTTATTGTTTCGTCTCTAAGGTCTCCTAGTCTTAATGTTTCAGAAATATATTTTAGATATTCGTTTCTTCTCCAATGTATAGCAGTGCTATCATCATAACAAGAATAAAATAAAAATTTTCTTAAAAACTGGTCATACATTCCAAATTTTATATTATATATAACATATTCTAAACGGTCGCTTAAAAAACCTTTTGATATTTTATTTAGGTCTTCTTCGTTATCATAATGTTGTAGCATCATTTCATATAACTGTGGAAATTTGAAACGATTAAAAGCGTTGTTGCGTTTTGTTGTTCTAAGTGCTTCTATATCAAATTGTGTTAACCTGTGTTGAAGGTCTCTAAAACTTTCTTCAATGTTCTGAGTCTCGGTGTGGGGTTGGTCTTGGTGTCCTTGCATTATATCTTATATACTATAACTAAAGATATAAAATTTTATAGCGCTTTCTAAAAATTAAAGGGTGATGGGTACGTCAAAATTGCAACGGGTAAAAACTGAAACAGGTGC